GGTCTTCGAGATCGAGTGCGCACGTCGCTAGCGTGTATAGAGAGCGTGTGTCAATCATCACGATGAAACGTACCGCACTTTTCACGCAATCGCGCAGCGGCGGTTCCGGTTTTGTGTACCGTAGTTTTCCTGAAACGCGATGCCGTTTTTACCCGCAATGGGTACAGGTGAGCAATAACCCCGAGCGGTCGCGTGCGGTGCGAGGTCGCACGCACAGTTCGCAAACGCCGAGCCACAATGCGCACGGCCAGCAGAGTCGACCATGATTGATCGGGTTGCGACACGACTCGCAGCGCGACTGCTTCATGCGCGCGCGGCGCGCTGCAATGCGTCATAAAGCAGCACTGAGAGTTTCAGTGCTTCAGTCAGTGCGGCGGCGCGTTCGGCGCGATCTTCCGCTGCGATCTGCAGTCGCAGCAGTTCCCACGTTGCGTAGTTGAAACCGTCGACTGTTTCGTCGAGATGCTCGGCGACGAGGTCGCGCTCTGCGGTCAAGCTGACTGGTCCGGGATCTGTTCGCCGGTCGGCGTCAGCGACAATGCGGTCGACGAGGTGAGCGTGACCAACCGCATCGGCTGCGTGCTGGATCGCTGCGCGTTCGAATGCCGGGTCGCGATCCATGACTGGTTCGTTCGGCATCGGTCGACCGCACTTGATGCACGTTCCCTGCCTGCGCGGATCGCTGCCGGGACTGTGTGAGCAGTCGGTCATCATGCCTGCGCGTCGACGTCTGCTTTCGACAAGCCTGCCGGATGGTGGTCTTCGAGATCGAGTATTGAGATGTCCGTGATTCCGCGGCGTGGATGGCAGGTAAGCAGTAGCTGCGTCGGTGCGCGTCCAGATCCGAACGCTTTCAAGCTGTATTCGTCGACGCCTTTTGTCGAGCCGTTGAGGAACGTGCGAACACTGACTCCGTCGATTGCGTTCGCGGTGTGGAAGTGTCCGAGCGCCACGTAATCAATCGGTGTTTTCGCGGCGGAGAACTGCTGCTCCAGCACCGTGATACGTCGCACCACGCCGCCCCACGGGACACCGGGCATCGATGAGCGAATGCCGTCTCCGTGCATGATGAGAAACCGCCAGCGCTCGGCGACGGTTCGCATGACGAAACTCGCGGCGGGAAAATCGAAGCTGTAGCGGTCGTCGCCGCGCATGAGCAGTTCGACGATTTTGTACGCGATCCAATCGTCGTTGTTTGCTGCCTGCTTCGCGGACGGTTTGCGCGAGCGGCGCGGATGGTTGCCGGGTACTCCAGCGACGTCGATCGAGTCGAAATGTCCGGCGAAACCTTCGAGCCAAGCTGCGCAATCGGTGGCAAACTGAACGGTCGCTTGCGCGTCCGCCATTTCATTCGTGCGAGCCAGCTCTTCGTGAATCGAGCCGGACAACATATCTCCGAGCAGCCAGACGTGCAGTTTCCGAATCGGGTATGGACGATGAGCGACGAATGACAGAACGCGATCCTGCAGACGAGCCATTCGATCGAGCATGACTTGCCAGTTGTATTCGTTCAGTCCGAGTGTCTCTTCGCGCGTGACTGTCTCTCCAGCGTGCGTGTCGCTGAATAAGAGAATCGCTTCGTGCTGGTCGTCGGCGGCTGCGGCTTGCCGTCGTGGTCGAGCTGGTGGAGCTACGTACCGAGCCGCCGCTTCGGGAAGTGCGGCTTCGAGTCTGCGGATCAGAGCTTCGGTTTCGACGTCATCTTTTCGAGCGTTGCGCGCGACCTTCTCCAGTTCGGCGTTACGACGTCTGAGCAGTTCTGCTTCGCTGATTTCAGCGTCTAGGTTCGTTTCGACGCGACTACGACTGGCGGATGGAACCGCGATCTGCTGGCGGCGCAGTCGATACCGCAGCGTCGCTTCAGCACAGCCAATCTGATCGGCCAGTTCACGCACGCTCATTGTTTGCAATGCGAGCGTCAGCTCTTGATCGCTCGGCCAACTGATCGAGCCGCGCGGGTCCAAATGACTTCGTGTCTCTGATGCCTTCGCCAGTTTGCGAGCGTCGTCTATCTGCTTGTCGAGTAATGGGTTTTCAGATCTGCGCCTGCGCACGTGGTTGAACAGCGACTGGTTAGGCATTTCTAGATGCGTCGCAACAGCCGAAAGCGTTCCGAGTCGTGCAACTAGTTCAACCAGTTGCCCGTCTGATGGGTACGTGCGAACGATCCGCGGCATACTGACACTATGCAGCGCACCGCGGACGCACAGTCGGTGCGTGCAGACGTGCAAACGCGCCCGCCTGCGGTTGCAGACGAGCGCGATTGCATCTTTTGGATTGCTTCTGAGTGGAAGCGCAAGCCTATACACACAGCCGGATTCCGCTTCGCGAGTCGGCGGGACTGACTCAGGAACGGCTTGCAGTGATGGCCGGTACGACGTCCGCGACGATCAGATTCATCGAGAACGGGTACAGGCCGTCGAAGGAAACGATGCGGAACCTGCTCGATGTGATCGGGCGCGAGGCCGCAGCGTCACCCGCGAGCTAGTCACAGCGAAAAGAGAGGCCGAGGCGTGGTCGCGCCTCGACCTCTAAATCCAATCGCCCCAACGGGGCAGAAAGGCATCATTCGATGCACACAATACCGCAACCCGAGGCGCTTGGCGACTGCGTTTTCGCTGCTCCTGCTGGGTGACGGTTGATTACGGTCGAGCGCTGCGAACCGCGACCGTGCCGACGAACGCAAGCACCGCGGCGACCAGTGGTTGCCAGACACTAACGGTCTTGCCACTGATGACTCCGCTACTGACGAGTGCTGTGAGTGCGGCGATTACTAGTCCGTTCAAGGTTGAGAACTGAGCTTTTGAGAGCATGACGTTTCCCTTCGGGTTGACTTTGCTATATGCAGAGGTGCGAGCGGAAACCGGCTTCTCCACCGGGTCCGACGTAGACGTTTGCGTCGACTGGTCGACTGATGCCGGGGACGACCTGATGGTCGGTGTATTGCCACAGCATCGCGCCCTGCTTTGCCCACGCTGTTGGAATGATTGGCTGGTGTGTGTAGCTCGCGACCCACAGTGGACAGCCACTGGTCCATTTCAGACCGACCGTGTCGTCGAGCCACCACGCGCCGCTATAGATGATTGGGTGGCGTCCGCCGAGCTGCCGTCGAACCTCCCGGATCGCGCCGCGCAGGTATGCGCGCGTTCGAAACTTCCCGACCGTCGTCGACGTGTCGAATGCGCTGGCTTCGAAATCCAGCACTGGGCGGATTGCGTGATGTCCGCTCTTGTCGTATAGACCGATTGCGCGGCAAGCGTCTAGGAAAATCTTTACTTCGTCAGCTCCGCTGCGTCCCGGCTTCGGTCGCAAAAAGCAGTAGCCGCCGACCATCACTCCGGCTTCGCGTGCGCGCTGAATGCGTTCGGCGGATGCGAGCGAGTCGTGATAGTCACCCTCGGTAACTTTGACGATCGCAAACTGCGCCCACTGCGCGAGCTTCGGCCACGTTACTTGCCCGTCGCCTTCGTAAATGTCAACTCCGCGAATGCTCATTTCGTGTAGCCCTTTCGTGTAACGATCTGCAGCCAGCGACGAGAGTGCTTGCGCGCCGTTGATTTGACCAGTGCGCGCCATGCGATCCCTTCGAAGATGTTGCGGATGATGAAATGGTGTGCTTCGGCTCCGCTCGCGTACGGTTTGACTGCGCGAATGCCGAGAGCGTTCAATGTTTGAATCAACTGATCGCACGAGTTTTCGCAGCCGTCGTCGACTGCGTCAATGCCGAGCATTCGTCGACTGATCGGATCTCCGGCTGGCGTGAGGTAGACGGCGTTTCCGTCGCTGCGCAGCTCATGGCTGGATCTGCCGGGAGGATTCGCCGGATAGCCCTTACCGGCAAGATAGAGCCGGTAGAGCGCTGCTTGACTGCTTTTGCCGTAGGCCTCCGCGACTCCCTCGCGACGGTCGGCACTGGTCACGACGAATCGTGCGCCGCGATCGTGCGCTGCCTGTAGCGCCCATGCGTGCGCGCGAAACATCGGCACCGGCGCGCTACCGGGGGTGTTCCAGCCAATCGTCTCCCACGCTTTCGCGTTTAGGCGAGGTGTCATTTCAACTAGTGCCATTTTGTGCCTTCCGTTAGCTGATGTGTAGTGCTGTGATGATCGCGATCGATGCACTGACCGAACCGACCAAAAGTGCCGCCGCCGCGATGAGAACCTGTTTCGACGTCCATTTGACGTGTTCCCGGAGGTGTGACTGTTCGAAGCTGCGATCATTTGCGTTGTCTACCGCTTTGATCTCTCCCTGCCATTTCTCCAGTGCGGTAACTCTGTCTTCGAGTTTGCCCAGCCGACCGTTTACCTTTTCGAATCCGGCTTTTACTTCGTCGCGCAGTGTTCGCAAGTCTTCGCGTACGTGTTCAAGGTTTTGGAGAATGAGGTCGGCTGTGTCTATGGTCATCGCGTTCTGTAAGGGTTGAGGGTTTACTGACCGATCTGGAGTCGGCTGAGAAATGTTTGAAGGTTGTCTCTGCGATTGTCCAGCTCGACGCTTGCCGTTTCGCTGTCGTGGTCGTATTGCACGGCGGCGATGCGCGCGTCTCTGCCGACTTGTCCAGTGTCGGGGTCGATGCGATCGGTGAGCTGCAGCAACTCACCGGTCTGCAGCAGCAGTGCGGAGGGATGAATCGGATCGCCGGTCGTAAAAGTTCGAGCAGCATTTGGTCCGGTGATTTGAACCGTTCCGCGAAACTGTGCGCGAAAATGATCGAACAGCCATGCGTCACCGATCGCCGCGAGCGTCGCGGTGGTTTGCACGCCGGGAACCTGTAGCTGGTAGCTGCGTCGAATGCCGCGCATCTCCGCAAGTGTGCTGGAGCGAATCTGAATCGACGGATCAGCCGCAGTCGCGTTCGACGTATCGTTCTTGCCGATGCGAATCGATGGTGTCGTGTCCCCGCCGACTCCACTGTTTCCGTTTGTCGTTGAGAACGTGAACACAGATCCGGACGTCCAGTCTTGATCGGTTTCCGGCGTCCAGAGGATTTGAAACGCGAACGGTCCGACATCGCTTCCGTTCGCGTTGCCATAAACGGTCGGCGAGTTAGTGCCATTTCCGGCAACTGTGAGCGCCGTGTTTGTCGATAGTGATCTGCCGGATGGCACGCAGTAACCGTCGCGTCCGAACGTGATCTGCAGTCCCTGCGGGTACGTTGCGCCGGTCGCGCCCGAATACGTAAACGTCCCGGTCAACACGTACGTCACACCAGCTCGGAAAATGGCGTTTGCGGAAAACAGCGTGGACTGAACGGTCGTCGTGGTTTTGATTCCACCATTGATCGGATTTAGTGCAATGCCGGACGGTCGGTCGATGATTTTTATTCCGGCCTGTTGAGCTGCAGTGATTGTGCTGGCTCCCGCTGCACTGATCTGGATCGCTGATGCAAGCTGCGCCGCGGTGCGAACTACGCGCAGCGCTCCGCCCTGATAATCCTGTCCGTCGACGATGATTCGCGAGTAGACGTCTGCGCCGCTGCTTGAGGCTTGATCGGTGAAGTCATATCCGCTGGATTTGTCGAGTTGCGCGATTGGCGTGGTTGGTCGTGGTTTGAACGTGAGCTGTTTGTTTTCGTTTACGCGCGTAATCCAGCCGTGATAGGCGTTGACTGTGTCGATCATTTCGCGCGGCGTTTTGTGACCGTCTGTGACGACGTGAGACAGGACTGTCGTCGGTGCGGTTGGCGTATTGGCTGTGAGGTCGGAGCCGCCACTGGTGACGGCGTCGGCGATAACGAGGTCGGCTGTGATTGACGGCGTGAGCGCCGACGTGAACTGTGCTGCGAGTGCAGGTGATCCAGCAGCTCGCAGGGTTGAGTCGAACGGATTGGATGAGTACGACGGTTTGCCGTAGACGCTGATCTGTTCGAACTGCGCGCCGTATTGATTTGCTAGTGGTGCTTGCGCGTAACGATTGATGTAGGCGACGATCACAATGAATCGCGTCGCGCCGCTAAACGTAAACACCGTGTCGAAATAACCAGCGGTCTTGAATGCTGGCGATGTTGGCGACCCGGTGTAGTGCGATTGCAAATAGTCGCGCACCGCAGGCGACCGGCCATATCCGGACCCGTACGGGATTCCGTACGACTGCAGGGAAGCGTAGGACAGGTTCGCGATCGTCTGCAGTCCGCCTGCGTTAGTTGAGCTTGCCACGAAATAGGAAATCGGCGGAACAATTGGCGCCCAGTATGCGGTCGCTGTGATATCTGTCCATTTGCCCGCGGCGGCGGGTGTGCCGGGAGCGATTAGCGAATCTGCAAGCGTTGAAATGCCGACCGGCGTTTGATAAATCGAGCCGCCCTGATTGACTATCGAGTTGACGGCGTAGGCTTGACGGTCAGTCCACGGATCAGCGTATAGGTCTGGACTGTTTCCGGCTGCTGACGTGTGCGCTCGCAAACATTGAAAGATCGTCGGGTTTCCACCAGCAACGTTGCGCTGCACGAACTGACCGACCGTGTATGCCACAGATGCTGCGCTCCAGACCGGTATCGCTGCAGCACTAGTGCCACCGCTGCCAATGATCGGGAGAGTTGGTGTCGAGCCAAACGATGTCAAGTATCCAGCCGAGCCGGTCGCAAGCGTCATGCGCGCGACCTCTAGGTACCGTGTGACTTTTGCGTAGAGCGAATAGCCGCCGGTGACGGTTGATCCGCCCAGATCAAGCACCATTCCGACAGCTTCGCCCTGTTGCGGCGTGCTTCCCTGCGGCCATCCCATAAAGATGCTGCCGCCGTTAGGGTTGACGGTCCCTTCGTGTCCTTTGAACGCAGGGCCGAGCGTCGCGTAATCACCGAGTGCGCGCCAATCGCTGATCTTTGTGTGAACGTATGCGCGCGCGTATTGGTCGTCGTCTAGAACTGCTTGCGAGCCTTCACAGTTGATCGACAATGATCGCTCGCTGCCATCACGAACCTGCGTTTCACTGATTCGACCAGTCCAACACAATCGCCCAGCGACTTCGATCTCCACTGGCGTGAACGCTGACAGGTCCGGCCACGCAGCGCCGGGATCGCGATGCAGACTAAAACTTGCGGTGTCGGGTCCGTAAGCGTTCGCGGAGAGCTGCAAACTTTCGGCGACAATGCCGGTCGAGCGGTCCGCGCCGATGTGTTCCCACGCGCCGTCTTGGGCCTGTATGCGAATGACTGCGTCGCGCATCGTTAGGCGACGGTTCGCAACTGGTCGAATCGTGGTCGGATAGAAACGTGGACGCTTGCGACGTACGGATACAGGATGTCTTCGGTCGCAATGCTTGCGACCGGATCGTCCGGCACGACCTTAGACAATGCGACAATCAAGTCAAGTGCGCCGGGTGGGAGTTCCGGCAGCACACCGCCAATGCTTCGATCGAGCAGTGGTGCGGTCGCGACTGTTGGTTGCCAACTTGTCGTCGTCAGATCCGATGCGATCTGACGCGACATTTGAAACGCTTCCCAATCGGTCGAGTTGTTTTGCGGGAGCGTGTATTGCTGCGACGTTGTCGTGATCGCGTTTTTTGCGCGATAGACAGTGTTGGACGTGGTCGCCGGAAGTGTCTGCACATACGTCCACTGCGCGTTAGACGTTGCCGCTCCGGTCGGTGCTTGACCCGCAGTCGTATTGGTTGCGGCAACGTAAAGATACTGTCCGGTCGTGTCTTTTATGTACGTCCCGGTCGTGTACGTCGCGCTCGCTGAGTACGTTGCAACGCTTGCGCTATAGCTGCTCGACGTGCCGAACACGACGAGCTGCCCAGCCGGGTACGTCGTCGCGAGCGAATAGCTGGTCGTTGTCGCTGCCGGTGTCCATTTCGAATACGTTGAGTCCGGTCCGAACTCTGCAGCGTGCTTCGCGGTCGGCAGTGTTGCGCGCTGCTTGACCGGCAAGACAATGACGCGAGCGATGCCCCACGCTGACGACGTCGACGAGGTCGCGGCGGCAGTGCCGGTCAACGTGAGCGCCATTTCCCGAGCGGTCGTGTTGCCGACGTGAAGTGTTCCTAGCCGAGTCCAGCGGTAGCCGCTGCCCGTTGCAGTGCTGGACATGACCGGCACTGTTCGCCCAGCAGTTCCATATTCGTCCGTATAGCGCGTCGGCCCGTAACCGTCTTTGCTCTGCAGGCTTGCGACGATGTTTGGTGAGACGAGTCGCGAAGACAGGTCCGTCAAGATGAGCGCCCACACTTCGACGGCGCGATCACCGGTTGTGTATTCGTCAATCGGAAGCAGTGACGGATCGAGAATCCATTTGGCTGAATACGTGGTCGCGCTGCTAAAAGCCGAGTTATTCCAGAGCAGTCCGAGCGCGTTGGTCGTTGTCCAGCCGCTGCGGGTTGTGCTGTCGCTTGCGTCTCCGTTGAGGATCTGAAATGGCGCAGCCGGTGTCGGCGTGCTGACTAGTGATGTTGGAGCGCTCTTCGATGACCAGCCAACCATCGCCCACGATGCGTCCTGTGACGTCGTGATTTCAAGGTTTCCTAGTGCGGGACTGTCGCCGGGAATGATGCCCTGAAGTGAGATTTTTCGTGGGAGTTGTCCGTTCGTGTACGTGAACGGTCGAACGATGAAATAGTCGATTTCAGCGACGGCGGTTTGCGGAGTAAACGTGATGCCGGTCAGACCGGCAAGGTAGCTCCATTTTGCTGTCGATGTTGCAGCCCCGCTTGGAACGTCCGTCGCTAGCGTTGCGCTCGCTGCGACGTATTGGTAGCCCTGATACGTGACGATCGCGCCCTGCGTGAACGTCGTCGCGGTCCATGCGCTCGACGCCGCCCACGACGTCGACAGTGTCGGTGTGCCGGACGGTGTCGGCGCGGACGTCCAGTATTCGGCGTAGACGGTTGTCCCTTCGCTGCGTGCGCGAACGTACACGGTCGAACCGGGACTGCCCGCTGTCAATCTGGACGCAAGGTTTACGCTGGAGCGATTCGTGACTGTTCCGGAAATGCTTTGGTCGATGCGCAGTCGACTGTTCGTGCCGTTGTCGTCAACGTAGACAGTGACGTAGTCGGTTGCGCTGGTGCGCCACAGGATCGCTCCAGCTTTCCATGATGAGAGCGTCGAGCCGACAGCGGCTTTCACCGTGACTTCAGTATCTGCGAGCTGATAGCCACGCTGCGTGTGAATCAGTCGATGCTCGACTGTCTGGTTTGCGGTCGCTGTGATCTTGCCGCCAGTGTTTGACAAGTTCGCAAACGCTCCAGCATCGAGCGAATAGTCAGTCGTGTACGTCGAAAACGTCTGGTCGCTTACGTCCATTGAATCGCCAATGGCGTGCGGTGCGCAAACTAGCTGCAAGTTCACTGCAGCGATGCTGCGTGTCTCGGTGCGGTTCGTCCACGTCTGCAGTTGCGCACCATCGGTCGTGATGACTTCGAGCGACTGCTTATACGATTGTCCAACAGACTGCCACGTCAGTTTCCCGCCAAACTTGCGAAGGTCTTCGGTCACTGAGTTCAGAGTTCTGATGTTCGCGGCGAGCGAGTCTTTCGCAGTGGTTGATCCGGCGGGTTGACCGTAGACACGAATCGGCAGTGTGACCGTTCGGTTCTGTGGGATGCCACTGGCTGCGCGCGCACCTTGCGTTCCGCGCGGTCCACTGTATGCGTGCTGAAACTGACTGTTTCCCCAATCAAGCGAATCGGAAACCAGCGCGAACGGATTGCTCGACGTGCCATCGGCGAGAGTCAACGTCGACGGCGTGACCGCATACGTAGTGATCGTAAGCTGCACGTTATCTCCCTGCAGTCGAGCGAACGCGCGGACGCTTACCCTGCGAATGCAGAGCCTTTACCACGCTGGTCGCGATCGCGGTTTTAGTTGCGCCGTCGCCGGGATGCAGAGACTGAATCGTCACGTTTACCGTGTTACTACCGGCGACACTGTTCAAGCTGGTCGGTGCGCCGCCAGCGGCAAGCCATGCGTTCAATCCACCGGAGCCAATGTCGCCGGGAGCAAACGCCGCGCGAATGAACGCCTCTTCGCTCATTTGAGCGCCGCTGATCTGCGGCACGACTGGAGCTACCGCAGCTTTGCCGCGCGCCTTTGACTGCGCGAGGTGCGCTTTATATTCCAACTGCTTCAGATCGCCGCGGTGAATAAAGTCTGTGATCTTTACGAGCGTTGCGTGATGTCCCTGCTCGGCTGCGATCGCGGCGAGTTTGTTCAACTGCCCGCGCACGCTCGGCCATTTCGAAACGCCTTGTTGCAGGATTGCTTGTCCTGCAGCGCGTCCCTTCGCACTGTTTGGATCAATGCCACGCGCCCACATTGAGTTAGATGATTTGCTGAGCTGCTCATCGATCGGGCGTGACCAGCCAGCCAACTTTGTTGCATCGACGAGAATCTGATCCGGCGAGTTCGACGTGTGAACGTGCGCTGCCGCTTTATGCGGTCGAGTCGCGCCGCCTGCGTTTGTTGGCGAGAAACTGAAATCGCCCAGACCGTCAATAGCGCCGGATCGAGCCGCAGCCATTTCCGCGGGTGTCTTCCAGACCAGTCCCTTCGGAAGTTTGCGCAAGACACCGTAGCCACTAAACGGAACGAGTCGACCGCCGCGCCTGACGTATGGCATTTTTTCATTTCCGCCCGCTGGTCCCGGACCGCCACCGGATCGAGATCCACCGAAAAACAGGTCGTATCCCATTCCGCCGATTCCAGCTCCGGCAAGTGCGCCGACCGGTCCAAGCAGACTGCCAAGTGCGCCGCCGCCGATCATGGCTGCGGTGCGTCCGAGTGCGCTTGCGCTCTTGCCGTTCAATAGGTCTTTCAGACTTTCGATAGCTGGAATGACCGCGGCCATAAACGCGCCGCCAAACGCGCGTCCTGCCAGTGCGCCTTTGATTCCCGCGGCTTTCGCAAACGTGGACAGTCCACGAGACAGAAATCCGAGCGACCGCAGCGGCATTGCAAAACTGAGTAGTCGGATTGCTCCCCTGAGCGCAACCATGTCCGCGATGATCTTCAGCATTTGCGGATGCTTGCCGACGAACTTTGAGACACTGGAAATCACTGGTATCAGCAGCTTTCCAACCTGCATAGCTTGACCCGCCAGACCAGAAAACGATTTGACCAGTTCGTCGATTCGCTTTTTATTCGAGCCAGCGTCCAACCATTTCGACAACCGGTCCGCAAGTTTGCCGATCACAGGTAGCACTGCCGAGCCGACAGTGACTTTCAGTTTTTCCATCGACATGGTGAACCTGAGCTGCTGCTCGCGAGCCTTAGCGAGCGCCTTCGTGTTACCGGTCAAGACTGGACCGTGCTTTTCCTCCTCGCGGACCAGTTCACTTACGCCGCGACTGCCACGGTTCAAGATCCCCAGCATTCCCGAATACGATCGACCGAATAGCTGCGACGCGATCGCTGCTTTCCCTGCGCCGTTCGCGTGAGCGCGCAAACCGTCTGCGACCTTGCCGAGAATCTCCGCGGTGTTTCCCTTTGCTAGATCACGTTGAGAGACGCCAAGTTTCGAAAACGTACCGACAGCACTAGAGCCGCCCTGCTGCGCGGCGCGAATCTGCTTCGCGAGTGTCGTATAGGAGCGCGTGAGCTGTTCGCTTCCGATACCGCGAGCCTTTGCCATCGATACCCATGCGGATGCGGTCTGTGTGTCGTAACCGGTGACGCGCGATAGAGCAAGCGTTGACTTGTAAAGGCTCATTGTCGCGTTTGCGCTTTCACCGATAAAAGCTGCAGCACCGCCAATGCTGGTCAAGCCAGCAGCAATACCGCCGAGTCCCGCACCACCAAACTTGCCGAGCCGTTCGACCTTCTCTCCGAAACCTTTCATTTCGCGCTCTGCGTTTCGCAACCCGCGCGTCATGCCAGCAGTCTCGGCACCAATGATGAACCGGACAGATCCCTTAGATGCCATCGAGTTCACCTCCGTTTCTACTGGTCAGATTTCAACAGGTCTTCTAGATCCGGTGGCGGTTTAGACCACGGATCTTCCGGTACGTCGTCTGCGTCGTCACTGCTTGCGTCGAGCATCTCTTGACGCTCCGGCAACGCGGACAGCAGCAGCTCTACTTCCCATTCCGGCAACTCGCAATAGGCTTCGCGAGCGCCGATGCGGTAATACTTTCGAAGCAGCACTAGGTCAAGTGCCTCTTTGCTTGTGAGGTCGGGGATCTGCGCGGCAAACAGACCGCCGAGATTTAGTTTCCCTCCGCGCTCCCGGAAAGATCCTCGATCAGTTTGAAGAGCTGGTCGAGACTGAGCAGATCCTGTTTCCACAGGTCAAGCAGACGCTGATCTGCTGGTGGTGACATGTCCGCTTTTGGCTTCAATCGCAGCGCGAGAACCTTTGCGAGATACTCGACCTGCAGGTCCGGGTCGGCGTTTTCGTCATCGAGAATCGCTCCCGACTCTTCCGCGAGCTTTGTCGCTGCGATCGTGACGCTGCGAGTTCGCGGAACGGTTTCGTACGCTTCGCCCAACAGGTCGACGGTTTCTCCGGCGAGTGCTGCAGTAATGCTTGCCACTGTGCTTTTCTCCCTGTGTTTGATTTTCAGACTGCGTAGGTCGTGGTCGTGTTGACCAGTCGCACGACCACGCTTGCGCTGGTTCCGTCGTAGACGGCGTTCCAGTTGTAGCTCGCGCCGTGCCTGCGCTTGTTGTCGAGCGGATCGATCGAACCACCGACGAGCTGCGCGTTCGGAAACGTCATCGAGCAGCCGTAGCGCGAACCACTGGTGCCGGACAGGTAATCCGTTGAAACCCATGACGCGGTCAGCTTGAACGTCGACAGTGCCTTCATTGCGTCCCAATCGGCTTTCGTGAGGTTTCGCTTTGCGATCGTGCCGCTGAACATCACCGGCATATCGTCCTTTTCCATGCGGTCCGGGTACTGCGAACTCGCACCGAGTGTCCTGATCGCGTTCACTGGCTGGCGAGCCTGAACAGTGAAACCGGCGGCGACGCCAGCGTTCGCGGTCGTGTAACCGCTGCCTGTGTCCGCATAGGTAACTGCAAGCGAGCCGTGAACGAACGGACGTCGAGCGACCGTTTCGTACGCTGGAGTCTGCGACGGATCAGTGATCGAGTTGAGATACAGGCTTGGTCCCTGTGCCTTCAATGCAACACCGCCACTGTCGGGAGTGTCGAGTTCGAGCTGCTCTGTCGCACAGCCGTTCATTTGATAAAACGTCGACTGGTCGCGATATGCGAAAATCATCTGCGACGTTTGCGGGACGCCGCCAGCCGGTCCGAATGGTGCAGTCCACGTGTGCGCGTACTGTCCCGACAGCAGAAGTGAAGTACCACTGATGTCGACTGCGCCACCGAATGAAAGCGTCGCACCGCTTGCGACGTTGACTGCCTGACTGAGCGTCAGCGAAGTAGTGCCGCCGCCGCTCGCGATGGTCGTATTAGCCGGGACGCCGGTGCCGGTCACGTATTGACCGTTCGCTGTGCCGGTGCCGCTGGTGATCGCAACAGTGGTCGTGGTCGATGCAGCGGTCGTCGTGGTGGTTGCCGCTGCCGCAGCTCCCGCCGTTACTGCGTAACCGCTGGTCGTGTCACGTCCAAGCAGTTGCGCAAGATGCCAGCCGAGCAGATCCGGGTAGGCGCGACTGGTGTAATCCCATGTCGGATCGAACGTGTCGGTCACTCGAAGGATCGGCTGGTCGTAGTTGCGCAGTTCGTCGTCGCGCTCCAGCGGGTTCGAGTTGAGATTTGGTGTAGCGGACTGCAACGGGAAATACATGACTTTCCCGCTGAGAGTCGGCGTCGTGTTTTCAGAACCGGGATTCGGCGTGTAGTTCGACGCGCCGGTCTGTTCGTACTTGCCCTGCAGGTAGCCGGTAGCCATTTTAGTTGCCCTTCACTGCATCGAGATGGTCAGAGATCAGCGCGTTTTCAGCTCCGACAGGTCCGTCCTGTCGAGCTTGAACCGCTCCGCGGCGCGCGGCTGCAATGTCTTCGGCTGCGAGCGCGCGCAACTCGTCGAGCTGACCCTTCGGAATGTTCACGATCTTTACGTGTGCGCCCTTCGCGATGGCTGCTTCGACCTCTTCGATGGACACTTCGTCGTGTCCGCCAATCGGTGTCGGTCGATCTGGTCGGTATTGACCGCGCAGTCCGACGATCGTATGCGGACTGATGGGTGCTGCTTCGCCGAGATCAAGCACAGCGCCGCAAGGCTTGTCGCGATCGACTGCGTCTGGTTTTTCGGTCGAAGCTACTTTGCTTGTGCTTGACACTGAATGCTCCATTTTCGTGGTTAGTTGGAATAGCGGAGGATGTGAACTGAGCAGTCATACGTAAGTAGCGGTCGCGCGTTGTCGACGACTTCTCCGGGTTGGCTGCTTGTGACTTTTGCGTCGACGATGAGCGGGTCGCTAACACTGAGCGTGCCTGTGTCAATCAATCGAATGAAGGCTTCGACGACGTCGAGTGCTTCGGTTTGCGCAGTGGCGGTGTCGCCGAGGTCGAAAAGAAACACGACCGGGATTTGCAAGTTCCAGTCGTACGTTCCGAGTTGGCTTTCGGCTTGATCCGGTTCGGTACGTTGAATCGTCGGCAGTCCGCATACGGCGGCGGGCAGTTGGTCGATGCCAGCTAGTCCCGGATCGGTCGCGTACGCTCGCACTGATGGTGTCACGGCAAGACTGCTGATCGCGTTTGCTAGTAGCGAGTTGATCGGTGTCAGTATCGAGCTGCTCATCGAGTTATGAATCCTTCCTGCTCGAAGTAGCGCAGCAGTCGATCTTGTAGCACGCTTTGGAAATGCGGTGTTTCGGCGCGCACTGTGTCTCGCATTCCTTTTTTGCCTTCGAAATGGCGAGGATGTGTGACCCAGCGAACGATCGCGCCGTTACGCAGCTTGATTGCTCCAGCGTGCGATTTGTTGCTGCGCGACATTCTGCGCTGTCGCTTGCGCCAATCCAGACCCTGTTTTTTCGCTCCGATGACTTCCGGTCCGATGATGGTGGTCGAATCGCCGCCGAACTCGATATAGCCGACAGCGTCCTTCAACTTGCCGCGCTTCTGCGTCGTAAGGTAAATTGAGTTCGCTTTCGAGCGGCGAATGACCAGTCCCTGATGAGTAATCGAGCGAACGTATGAGGCGCGCCGCTCCGCTGCCGGAACTATCACCTGTTCCCCGACGTAAACCATTTCCGATTTTAGATCGCGAATGATGCGACGGCGTGCCTCTTTGAACGCTTCGTTCGTGGTGTCGTCCAGTGTGAACGTAATGTTCACACCAGCCGACCGGCTGCGAATCGTCCACGTGCGCGAACGGATGTCGGCTTTCGTCGCGTGCAGCGTGCCGCGCGGATATGCCACTAGGACTGTCCCTGCCTGCGGTATGGCGCGAGCGCAGCGCGTACGTGCGATGGCAACGATTCTGGACGCTCGACGCGATCTTCATCGAGCCTAAATGTTGTCGAAAAACTCGAAACCTCGCGACGGAGCCAGACTGCGGTCGTCGTGACCGCTGCGTGAACTACATCTGCGGGAATCGTCGGATAGCCCCATTGTGCCGTCACGCTGATCTGTCGCTGATTGAATCGGTGATAGCCGCCTAGCGAAATCGGAATGATGCGCAGAGCGCTAGTCACTCCGTCGGCTGCAGGTATCGGCCACGGTCGCCATTCCTGAGACGACAAGGTTCGTGGTGTTGTCAGATCCGAGTCAAGCTGTACCAGTGTGATAGTTCCCGATTGCGCGTCATATGGTGCGAGGTCGAGCCATCCCTGTCGCTGCAGCTCCAGTTCAAATACGCGCGCGACTGGTGATCCGGACGAGCCGGGATTGCTACTGATGAACTCGCGTTCGGTGTAGCGCATAATCGCGAGACTCGCTCGGCTGATAAGCGACCCGATAATCGAGTCTTGCGCCGTGTCCGACGTTGGCTTTTGGAGAAATGATCGAACGTCCGCTGTCGTGCAGAGGTCGGGGTAAGCCATGACCGCGACCTACTTTTCGGTCTTCGCGGGAGCCTTTGCGGGCTTTGCTGATGCGGCGCGCTTTGACGCGGTCTTTGCGGGTGCTTCGACGCTAGCGCCAATCTGTGCAAGTACGGCGTCAACTTCCGCTACACGGTCATCTAGTCCAGCGCGCACGTATTGATCGCGTTCGCGAATGAGCGCGTCGACGTATTCCGACGCTAGATGAGTGTCGAGATCTTCGGGCATTGTGTCTCCGGTTTTGAGTTGAAGAGATGAAAGAACGGGTCGCCCGCTGCTGCGCACCATGACGAACGCAGCAGCGGGTTTCCCTTTCGCCGCACAGGGAGTGTCGGCGAATATCTAGTCGCGTTACGACTAGAAACTTGAATCAGGTGAACGTCGGAGCCGCTAGACCGGTTCCGTTGATCTTGGCTGATGCTGCGGCGTAGCGCGCGGCGGTGAAACCGTAGTAGCCGTAGACCTGAGCGCGGATCTGGAGAGTACCGGACAGCGTCTCTTCGAAGATGCGCAGACGAGGTGCGCCGTCTTCGTACAGGTACAGATCCTCCAAGCGAGTAACGAGGACCGTGTCCTGTCCGCCGCCGAACGTGACGGTCGCGCCGCTTGCGACGGTTGCGCTTGCGCTGAGCGTAAGCGACGTGGTTCCGCCACCGGATGAGACAGTGGTTCCGGCAGGGATGCCGGTTCCAACTGCGGTCATGCCGTTGACGATGCCGGTTCCGCTCGTGACTGCAAGAGTCGTCGAGCTGCTGGAGCTTGCACTTGTGGTCGTCACTGCCTGCAGGTTCGTTCCGTAGTTGTTGGTCGGGATTGACGAGTCGACAATGACTGGCAGTCCTTGAATCGATCCGACAATGTTTTCGGACGCGACCTGCGAGAGCGCGCCTTCAGCGTTGATGGACTGATTTCCACCGGCCTGCGGCACGATGAGCGGACGGTTTGAACCGTCGAGCGCTGACAGAGCAAACGCCCAGCGCCGTGGGTGCATCACAATCGCGGTCGGTGGGAGGAATCGCGTCGCGTGGATCTGCTGAATCGCATCGGCGATCTTTGCGTACAGTCCGCCAAGAGTCGGCGTACCTGCAGTGTAGGTCGACGTGAGTAGACCGGACGTATTCAGAATGCCAGTCGCCTCGTTTGTGCCGGTACCGGCCAAGCAAGCTGCGTCGATCGTGGTCGCGTATGCGCGCGCCAGATCGTCGAAGATGACCTGATCGATTCCCATTCCAGCGGCGATCGTACGATCGAAAAGCTGGCGCGAGAAATCCTGCTGACCGGCAGCAGTGTTGACCGGAATGGTAACGGTCTTGGTCGTGATGTCGGTCGAGCTGACAGATGCTCCATCGGTCTGCTTCGCAACCGTGGCACCGGCTGAAATACCGGGCAGGTTGATTGAGTCAGTTCCGAGCGGGAGCTGCTGCTGGTTGACGGCGTTCGCGAACGGACGACCGGCGCGAGCGAGCTTCAGCCACTGAGCCATCAGATACACAGGGAAGACGAAATCTCCACCGGTACCGTCGGTGCTGTTCGGGTTGACGCGCAGCTCGGCTGCCTGACGCGAATGGCGGTCGAGACGCTCGGCTGCTGCCGGGTCGCCCTTTCTGCTGGCGTACACGTCAGCGAAAAACGATGTCGTACCGCCTTCGTTGACGCTGCGGTAGACGAGCGGCTCATTTCCGACGCTGACTGACGCGCGCTTTGCCGGAACGTCTGCGACGTCATCCTCGGCGGGAGCGACTGGAAGTGCTGATCGAGCCTCTTCGACGCGACGTGCGCGCTCCAGCTTCTCGATTGCGGACTGGTGGTTGCGCTCGGCGTCGGCGAATGCTGCTTCCAGTGCCTCTACGTCGACTGAATCGTCGGCGGAATCAGCGGACTGAATCGCGTCGTTTGCCTCTTCGAGCGCGTCAAATGCGTCACGAACGGACGCTTCGAGCGAATGAACGTCTGGCATGATGCCGGACCTCTTTCTCTTGTGGGGTTGATTGACTGACAGTTTTGTCAGCGATTGGTCTGTAAACGCGCTGTGGCGACGCGGCGACGAATCGCTGCGGTCGTTTGCAGTGCGGCGAGCTGACTTGCCCGCAGTTGCGATGCCCCATCACTAGTGATGGCGACGTCACCTTCGCCCGCAGGATCGGCCTGCGCGACATGGTCGGTGATGCCCGCAGGATCGGCCTGCGCGACATCGGATGAAAAGTCTGTGGACTGAAGATCGCCGCGCTCGATTGCTGAATCGAGAGCGGAGCGCATCGCGAAGCTAGGTGCGCTGTACGCGCCGCGCGTGACGCAGCTCACGTCGTAGAGAGCTTCCACGCGCGTAATCGTGCGCAGTGGCGCGTCGCCTTCAATGTCGGATCGTGACCATGTTTCGCCACTGCCGTCGGTCGGCAGCGTAAAAGCAAAACTCATTCCGCGAGCGATGCCGGTTTCCATGAGTGTGCGCAGGTCGGGAGCGTAGGACAGTGCTTTCGGGACGCGCGCCCAGACGCGCAGTCCGAGGTCGTCTTCGGCGAGGTCGAGTGTTCCGCTGTCCGTGCTGGCGAGCGGGAAGTTTGCGTCGTGATTCCAAAGCAGATGCACGAGGCTTGTGTCGATTGCTGAGCGGAATGATCCCGGCATGAGCTTTTCGCGAAATGCGCCGAGGTCGGCGACGTCTCCGAAAATCGCGGCGTGTCCGGCGACCGTGAAGTAGTCGCTGTTTCCGCTGTCGCGGATCTCGATACTGGTCAAGTCCGCGCACAGCAGCTCGCGTTCGTTGATTACGGTCCTGCGTGATTCAAGCATTTTTCGCTCTCGTGTCGGTTGTGGAAAATGATTAGATCGCTTGCCGGTGCGCGTAACAGTGCGAATCGATGCCCAAGATTCGGCGTAAATTGTTTCGAGCTGATCTTGCAATTGCGAGTGCAACTGCTTCACGCGCTCGCCGGGTACCGGGTGTTCGCGTTCCATTTGTGCATCGAGTAACAGTTCCAGTGGTGGATTGAAAATGATTGCGTGAACTGGAACGCCGTTCGCTTCGGCTGCGGTGCGCAAACGCTCTCGCATCGCGGGATTGATTGCCGTCGAATCAAATCCGACAAGACGTCCGGCGCGCAAATGCTTGCAAGTTTCCTCTATTGCAGTTTTTACGGTTTGAACCGGATCGGTTGTCGGTTCGCGTCGCAGGATTTCTAGATCAACGCGCTGCGCTGATGAAAGATGTTCACGTAACCAAGTGGTTTTTCCTGCTCCCGGCGCGCCGATCAACACAATCAATGCTGGCGCGTCGTAACTTTTTACATTTGAAGACGTCATGTCTAGTAGGTGCCTGCGACGTCCGTGGCGTCGAGCGTGTTGTCTGATTCGTCGATGACGTCTAGGTTTGTGCTGGCTGCTCCAGTGGGATTCGGTGCGCCACCGACCGGCGTCACTTGAATATGATCGCCGCCGTCCACTGGTGGAAGGTTTTCCTGCGCTCGGATTTCGTTTGCTGACATCCAGCCGCCCTGTCGAGCGGACGTGTACGCACTGAAACGCTTTTCGAGATCGGCGCGGACCAGTTCGTTCGGATCGAACCGGACGACTGGATCTGCGTCGGGCATTCCGGGAACGTCAACGTCGGGAAATAGGTCCGTGTCAGTTTCGAGTGCGCTTTCGACTCTGCGCAGCCACGGGATGAGTCGCAGTCGAAAACGAATCATGTCCTGTTCCGGCGTCGACGCATGGTTGAAGTCTGCAGCGTCAAGCATTCCTGCAGGAATGCCGAACATTCTGGCGACGTCTTGTGCGTGTGCGTGCATCGATTCGATGAACGCTGCGTCGCGCAGGTTGATCGGGACTGTGTCATAAGTTGCGCCACCGGTCAGCACGCCGACGCGATGTGCTGCAGTCGTGCCGCGGTGTCGAGCTTCGAACGCTTCGCGTAGCTCTTCGCGCTTTTCCTTCGTGAGCTGTGACGGAACGCTGATGATTCCGCCGGGACTGCCGTCGTTTGAGTAATAGCGACCGGCAAACTCTTGCTGTGCAAGAGCGTTTCCGATTGCGTGCCTGTGAATCGCGATCGGTGTCACGCCGATAAACGGATCGTTCAACAGTTGACCGGGAACGTATAGGACGTCGCTTGACGTAAGTTTCTTTTGTCCGTCGCCGGTCAGTGGACGCGATGATTGGTCGCCGGGATTTGTGACGTTTCGAACGTAGAAAACAAGTTCGCCATTTTCGACGCGCGGCGTTACGCGCGACGGATCGATCGGATAGAGAGCGACGACTCGACCTTGTGATTTGGCTTTCAACAGGTACGCGCCGCCCCAGCCGAGCATCGATGAAAAAACGAAACTCCAGACCTGAAATGCGGACTGCTGTTCGTTTGGTTCGCGCGCGAGAATGTTCGCGACCGGCAGTTGATCCGCGCGTACCAGTGAACCGTCCGCTGCTGGTGTGTAAACGCACAGCGGCAAACTGGCTGCAGTGTCCGCGATCAATCGAATAGCAGCCATAACCGCGGGCAGTCCTGACGCGCTTTCGAAGTTCACGATCCGACCGCTGTACGCCCACGCTCCGGCTGCTTCGCTCGGACGCGGGATGCGGTCAGATCCTGAAAACAGGTCGCGTAGCTCGCGGTTTGAGTTGTTGGTTCGAACGATCACTGGTCGCCGAGCCGCTGCAGAAATAGGACGTTTCGGCGTGGCACTTCGACGTCACCATCGAGAGTGACGACGTCTTCGCTGCCGTTGATTAGCACTGCTGCTCTGATGATGAAATGACCGTCGACAGTGCCGGTAAGAATGCCGTCGAGTGATGGCGACCTGTCTTTGAAATGCAGTCGGACGCGCCGTTTGCGAAGTCTCATGCGTCTATATCCATTCGATAGCGATTGTCGGATTACTTGCGCTGGCGGTCGTGTGCGCCAACAGCAAAGCCATAAGCAGGTCGATTTTTCCGCCCTGCTGTGCGGTCTTTCCCTTTGAGATTCGCCAGCCACGTTCCGTTTCGCGAATCGCTCCAGCTTCGACGTGCGCCGTCAAGACTGGATCTCCGTTATGCACCAGCTCGGCGCGGTTGACTGCTTCAAGCAGTCGAGCGCACGCAGGCACTGTGCGCTCATTCGTCATTGGCATATCTAGGCACAGCAAACCCATGTCGCTTAGGTACTGCGCCGAACGCGCAAATCCCCAGCGGTCATACGTGAGCGACTGAACCGAATAGCGATCAGCCAAACCGATAATGTGCTGCTCGACTTTTGACAGGTCGAGATCACCTTCCGCCGGTGGTTCGAACACGGTCCCTTCAACCGCGAAGCGACCGTCCGACAACTGATGCACGACCGCAACTGCTGACGTGTCGTGTCGCAACCCGATGTCGACGCCGAGATACACTTCCGCGCCGTCCGGAATGACCATCTCCGGGTCCGCAAGTGTAGCCCAGCGGCCCGGCTCCAGCCATGCGTCCTCAAGCGCGCCGACCCACTGGTTCGCTGCGTAGCGCAACCATTCGCGTCGGTGCATCGACGGCGATTCATAACGTCTGCGCAGCTCTTCGACCGTTACGAAACTCGACGGATTCGCGCGCTTGACGACCTCGATCGAGTCGACGTCCTCTCCGTCCGGGACCGCCCATTCGTGATACCGAAACGATCCGTCTGGTGACACTGCGCGAAAATGAAAATCGTCGCGGCTCTGATCTTCCAACAGATGAGCGCGTTCGCGAACCTGCCCCAGCGGAGTGCGACTGTTTGCTCCAGCCGTTGAGATCGTCACCATCTTTCCGCCGCGCTTGCCAAGTCCATCTCGAAACACTGCGACCAGATCCGTGGTCTTGTGGCGGTGATACTCATCGACGCAAACGAGCGTCGCGCCGGTGCCGTCGTTCGTGTTGCTGTCCGCGCTGACTGTGCGCAAAAACCCGCTGTCTGAGCGGTTGCGCAGCTCGCGATAACCGGGTCGAGTCGCGATCAGTTCTTGCAGTTTTGGTTGCCGGTCGACGAATCCGAGCGCGTGCTGGTACATGAGCGACGCCTGATCTCTTGAAGCTGCAGCTAGATAGATTCGAGCGTCCGACGTGGTCAACAGTGACCACAGACTGAGCGCTGCGAAAAGCGTTGTCTTTCCCTGCCCTTTTGGAAGTAGGACGACCTCTTCGACTGTGTTGTCGAAATGATCGGCCAAAACTTGCCGCTGCCAATCTTCGAGAATCAGTGCGCCGCCGTTTTCGGTGACGAGATATGCGCGACAAAAAGCGCCAAATGCTTCCAGCTCTTCACGGACTGCTCTTGCGTTCGCGCCATGCGGCGAGTTCGTCGCCGAGCGACTGCGGCTTTTCGTCTGCGTTGTCGTCACTGTTCGCTCCCTGTCGCGCTAATAGGATCTCGATCGCACGCACGTTCAAGTTTTGCGCTGCCTCTTCAAGCAGTTGCAGTAGCTGATCTTCAGACAGCCGCCCTGCCTTGTGTTCTTTTAGCGCCGCAACTGGCGCGAAGCGTTTGTGTCCCTTTGGTCGAGCATCGACGATGCGTCGATATTCGGAGCTGAACTCGCGAACGTCGGCGGGTGCTTCCGCTGACTTGCCGCGGTTGACCCATGACCCGATTGTGTTTCGACTGATGCCGACGTCGGCTGCAGCGGCGACCACTGGTTTTCCAGCTTCGAGAAGCTGCAGTAGCTGCTCGCGGCGGTCCGGCGTGAATCGTGTCGGCGGCATGTGGTGGTGCTACCTCTTTCGGAGCGACTTTTCTTTGTAAATAGT